TAAACTAAACGTTGCACAGAAAACTGGAGAGATCCCACGCTTACCTAAAGGTGGTATTGTTAAGCCAACTATTGTTGCTGGTATCAATGCACTTGGCCGTGGTCAGGATCGTGAAAGTCTTGGTCAATTCCTACAAGTTATTGCTCAGACAATGGGTCCAGAAGCTATTCAACAGTTTATTAATCCAGAAGAAGTTGTCAAACGTTTGGCAGCAGCATCTGGTATCGACGTACTCAACCTTGTGAAGAGTATGGAAGAAATACAAGGTGAACAACAGCAAGCAATGCAACAACAGCAGGCTATGGCTGCACAACAAGCCGCACCACAGATGGCAGCTGTTGAACAAAAGCGTGAGCAAGCAGCTATGCAATCCATGCAACAACAAGCACAACAACCACCACAAGTTTAATGAGTGAAACACTAACATCAACTGATGCACCAGCTGATCAGTCAGAACTAAATGCTGATGAGCAAGAGTCTCTAGCTATTGCTGAGGCTAATGAAGGGGAACAACAACAGTTGCTAGCAGGTAAGTTTGATAGTCCACAATCTCTTGAACAAGCTTACCTAGAATTACAAAAGAAACTTGGTGAGTCACGTGAGGAAGAACCTCAAGCTGATGAGCCAGAAGAAGAGACAGAAGAGACAGAAGAAGAGGAACAAGAAGAAGCTGCTGAAGGTCAACTGACTGAAGCACAAGCACAACAACTATATACAATGGTTGGTGGTGAAAAAGAATATCAATCTATGCTAGAATGGGCAAGTCAATCTCTTTCAAAAGAAGAAATTGAAATGTATGATTCTGTTATGGGTGCTGGTAATGCTAATTCTATTTACTTTGCTGTTCAAGCATTGGCTAACAAGTATTCAGATTCTGTAGGTTCAGAAGGTCAACTTCTGACAGGACGTGGATCAGCAGAATCTAATGCCGTCTTCCGTAGTCAATCAGAACTTGTACAAGCTATGAGTGATCCACGTTATGATAATGATCCTGCATATCGCTCGGACGTTATGGCTAAACTTGAAAACTCTGACCTTGCTTTCTAATGATTGATTGCCCACAATGTACTGTACAAGAGCAGTACGTTCTAGAACAACTACAGACTTCTGCGGGTGTAACAGATCGAACTGCACTTGCTGTTATTATGGGTAACATCTATCAGGAGTCAACCTTTAAACCTAACGTCTGTGAAGGCGGTACTATTATTCCCTATGATAGATGCCTTAAGGGTGGTTATGGTTTAATTCAATGGACATCTAAACATCGTTATGATGAACTAGGTACATTCTGTGTTGAACGGAATGCTGATCCTAGTTCTTTAAAATGTCAAACAGCTTACATGATACATGAGCTAAGATTTAGGGATGACCTTAGCTCATTTCTGACTAACCATCAGACAGTCCCTTACTATATGAATGCTGCTTATCACTGGTTAGGGTGGGGCGTTCATGGTAATCGTACAAAACACACTTATTCTTTTTTAAACAAACTAAAATGAAAATTCTTGCTATCCTTCCTGCAGCACTGTTTGCTGCTGCACCAGCCGCATTCGCCGGTCCTTATGTAAACGTTGAGGCAAACTCTGGTTATACTGGTAACGATTATTCCGGCACTGTTATTGATAACCATGTTGGATACGAAGGTAACAACTGGTATATCCAAGCAGGTCCTGCTGTTGTCCTTAGTGATGCAGCCGAATCTGAACTGGAACTCTCCGGTAAGGTCGGAGGTACCACGTCTCTTAGTGAGCGTCTAGATCTTTATGGAGAGGTGTCCTTTTTGACTGGAGATAACGATACTTCTTATGGTACTAAAGCAGGTTTGAAGTACTCATTCTGATGAACGATACACAGATCTGGCCCACCGAACCCCGCATGTACATGGAAGAAGTAACTGTGAATCACAACGAAAAAGCTGAGAAGCTGAACGGTCGCCTGGCAATGCTAGGTGTCATCGCAGCACTAGGTGCTTATGCACTGACTGGTCAACTTATCCCTGGAGTCTGGTAATGCCACAAGGTAAAGGAACATACGGTACACAAAAAGGTCGTCCACCTATGAAAGGAACTAAGAAAGGAACTAAGAAGTAATGGCAAATGTCAGCCTCAAGATCGGTAAGCACAAGTCCCGTTCAGGCGGGCTGACACTTGCTGGTATAAAAAAAGTCAACGAAGAAACTGGTTCTAATTTAAAACCTGCCGTTACAGGAAAGCCTAAAGCTGGTACTAAAGATGCCGGTCGTAAGAAGTCTTTTTGTGCTAGGATGGGTGGTGTCAAAGGACCAATGAAAAAGCCTAACGGAAAGCCAACCCGTAAAGCGTTGGCATTAGATAAATGGAATTGTAAAAAATGACTAAACCTGGTCTCTATGCAAACATCCACGCTAAGCGGAAACGCATCAAAGAAGGTAGTGGAGAAACAATGCGCTCACCTGGGAGTAAAAAAGCTCCTACTGCTAAACAGTTTAAGCAAGCAGCAAAAACTAGAAAAAAAATAAATAGCTAAATAGAATAAGGGAGGTGCAATTCCTCCCCTAGCTCTAGACAGCCAAGTCTTTAAACTGGTCTTACTTAATTTTACTTACCCAACCATGAACTATTACTTAAATGACCGCTGTACTTTCAAGACCACAAAAACTAAATAACTGGGAAGCCTTTTGTAACTGGGTTACCTCTACTAACAACCGTCTCTATGTCGGTTGGTTCGGAATCCTTATGATTCCCACGCTGCTTGCAGCTACTATTTGTTTCATTATTGCCTTCGTTGGCGCACCCCCCGTAGACATCGATGGCATCAGAGAACCAGTCGCAGGCTCACTCCTGTACGGAAACAACATCATCAGTGGGGCCGTCGTCCCATCTTCCAACGCAATCGGATTGCATTTCTACCCAATTTGGGAAGCTGCTTCGCTTGACGAATGGCTCTACAACGGTGGCCCGTTCCAACTGGTCGTCTTCCACTTCCTCATTGGCATCTATTCTTACATGGGACGCGAATGGGAACTTAGCTATCGATTAGGGATGAGGCCCTGGATCTTTGTCGCATACTCAGCACCAGTCGCCGCAGCATCAGCGGTCTTCCTTGTCTATCCATTTGGACAAGGTTCTTTTTCAGATGCAATGCCTCTTGGCATTTCCGGGACCTTTAATTACATGCTCGTCTTCCAAGCTGAGCATAATATCCTTATGCACCCTTTTCATATGCTTGGCGTTGCCGGCGTATTTGGTGGGTCTTTGTTCAGTGCTATGCATGGTAGTCTTGTCACCAGTTCCCTGGTTAGGGAGACGACCGAGAATGTATCTCAGAACTATGGGTATAAATTTGGACAGGAAGAAGAGACATATAATATTGTTGCTGCTCATGGGTACTTCGGACGATTGATCTTTCAATATGCATCATTTAATAACTCACGTAGCCTCCACTTTTTCTTGGCTGCATGGCCTGTTGTTGGCATTTGGTTTACTAGCTTGGGTGTTAGCACTATGGCTTTCAACCTTAACGGCTTCAACTTTAATCAATCCATTGTCGATAACGGGAACCGTATTGTCCCTACTTGGGCTGATATTCTTAACCGTGCGGGATTGGGAATGGAAGTAATGCATGAGCGTAATGCCCATAACTTCCCACTTGATCTGGCAGCAGCGTCTACCACTGAGGTAGCACTGACTGCACCTGCTATTGGTTGATGTACTTACGTTCATCCGTTAGGACGCATGCCGCCTAGTCATGGAACGGGGGCTAGGTAATTGGATTTAACAATGACTGTTACTCTCACTTATCGCGGCAACAAGTACAACAAAACTGTAAATAAGAAATAGGCTTACAGAGGGGTTCGAGTCCCCTCTTTACTATTGGCATTGGCCCGTACGCGGATACCCTTTGCCGTCTAGACGGTGGGACAGACCACACATATACAACTAAATAACTCTGAACGTTCAGAGAGTCGAAAATAACTCTCTTTAAAAAAATGGCTTTTCAATCTACTGTAAACCCTGCTCAGCTTACTCAGCTGGGTCAGGCTAATCTAGCTGGCGATAAGCGCGCACTGTACCTTAAGTTGTTCAGTGGCGAGATGTTCAAAGGCTTCCAGAATAACACAATCGCTCGTGACTTGATCATGAAGCGTACACTTAAGAACGGCAAATCATTGCAGTTCATCTTCACTGGTCGTACCAAGTCGGAGTTCCACACTCCTGGTAACAGCATTTTGGGTGATTCCAATGGTGCACCTCCAGTGTCTGAAAAGACGATCACAATTGATGACCTGTTGATCAGCTCTGCTTTCGTCTATGAATTGGACGAGGTACTTTCTCATTATGACCTGCGCAGCGAGATCTCACGTAAGATCGGTTATGCATTGGCAGAGAAGTATGACCGTCTTGCATTCCGTGCTGTTGCACGTGGTGCACGTAAGGCGTCACCTATTACTGCAACTAACTATGTTGAGCCAGGTGGTACACAGATCCGTGTAGGTTCTACCACCAATGACTCTGATGCATATGTTGCTGCTAACCTGGTGTCTGCATTCTATGATGCAGCTGCTGCTCTTGACGAGAAGGGTGTATCAGGTGATGGCCGTGTTGCCGTCCTGAACCCACGTCAATACTATGAACTGATCCAAGCTGTTGGTTCCAACGGCCTGGTGAACCGTGACTCTCAGGGCACTGCTCTGCAGTCCGGTCAAGGTATCATCGATATTGCTGGTATCAAGATCTACAAGTCCATGAACATTCCGTTCCTGGGTAAGTATGGTACTGCTTACGGCGGTACAACTGGTGTAACCGATCCTGGTAACACTGGTTCTTTCGTGGGTGAAACTATGGAAGATGCCGGTGACGCTACTGCTGGTATCAACAATGATTATGGTACTGCTGCTGAAGTCGGCGCTAAGTCCTGCGGTTTGATCTTCCAGAAGGAAGCAGCCGGTATGGTCGAAGCAATTGGTCCACAGGTGCAAGTCACCAGTGGAGACGTATCCGTGGTTTACCAAGGTGACGTGATGCTCGGGCGGCTTGCCTGTGGTGCAGATTATCTGAACCCTGCTGCTGCTGTCGAACTGTATGTTGGTGCTACTGCTCCTTCTGCATTCTGATTTTTATATACATGGGAGTCCTTTCGGGGGCTCCTTTTTTTTAATTCTTTATTGAGAATAATACTCATTATGGCCTTCCCTACTACTGGCTCCAACACTGAGCTACAAGCTGTTAATCAGATCCTGGCGTCAGTTGGTCAGGCTCCTGTAACAACACTAACAAGCGATGAAACTTTTATACTAAATGAAGTTTCTAAATTTACTGGTTCTATTTCCGGTACTACTCTAACTACTACAACAGCTGACATCCCAGTCGGTACCTATATTGGTGGTCCCAATGTAACTGTTGGTACATCTATTGCCGTCGCAGGTGTAGAGGTATCCCCAGCTACAGACCCTGTTACATATACTTATACTATCAATATTTCACAGACTGTTAGTAGTCAAATCTTGACACAATCAATTGTTAAAAGTAGAGTTGAATCACAAACCAACCCGGACGTTGCGATTGCACTCAACACCCTAAGAGAAGTGTCACGCGAAATACAATCAGAAGGATGGTCTTTCAATAAAGAATACGACTATCCAATTACACCAGATTCAAACAATGAAGTAGTTATTCCTAATAACATGCTTCAGATGGATTTGAATCCTACCTATACACAAAACATGGATAGAGATAGTGTTAATCGTGAAGGAAAACTTTACGATAAGACTGCTCATTCATTTGTGTGGACAGACGAAAAACTATACGTTGATGTTATTTGGTACTTTGATTGGACTAGTATTCCTACTACTATCCAAGCATTTATTATTGCTAAAGCTGCTGCTATTGTCTCTAGTAGAATTATTGGTGATCCTAATCAATACCAAATGCTACAACAGAAGGAAGCTCTCGCTCGTTCTACAGCTTTAGAATATGAGTGTAACCAAGGAGACTATACATTCTTTGGTAGTCCTAAAGGTAAGAACTTCTATCAAAGCTACCAACCGTTCCATACTTTGATGCGCTAATGCCAGCAGTAACACAACTAGTACCAAATTTTCTTGGTGGTGTGTCTCGCCAAAATGATGACAAAAAATTATTAGGACAAGTAACTGAATGCATTAACGGTTACCCTGATCCTACCTTTGGTCTACTTAAAAGACCAGGGATGCAACATACAAATGTATTAAAGAAAGCTAATGGTACTGCATTTACTAAAGCTGAATTAGATGGTGCTATTTGGTTCTTTATTGAACGTGATGCCGCTGGTTCTTATGTTGGTGCTATTAAAGGTTCTAACATTTATATCTGGACTACAACTGATGGTACCTTTTGTACTGTAACTAACAATGCAGCTTCATATCTAACTGGTACTACACAGAAAGATTATCACTTCCGTAGTGTACAGGACGTTACAGTTATTACAAATAAAACTGTTACAACTGCTATGCAACCTAATGGCACGTTTGTCTCAGATTCAGTAGCTACGTTACATTTAAAATCACTCCTTGCTTCTTACGTTTATTCGGCAACTATTCAAAATGTAACATTTACAGCAACGGCTCAGAATTCTACAACATATGATGACATGTTGTTGTTTGATTCTGGTAATGTTAATACTTCACACCATCTTGTTGATTCAATTAAAGCTGGTATTGAAGCACAACATTCAGCAGGTAATGCAGCATTTGCAGGTTCGTGGTATCTTGAAGGATACACTACTAGTCTTGTTATTAAACGTACTAATGGTAGTAACCAAGTTGTAACTGATTATAGTGCACCATCTGGTACACCAGTAGCATTTACTATTGATGCTAAAGGTGGTCCTACTAACACATCACTTGAAGCATTTCAAGATTCAGTAACAAGTATATCTAGTCTACCTGTTGAATCTTTTCACGATCACAATGTACAAATTTTAAATAGTGCATCTGCCGAAGATGATTATTATGTAAAGTTTGTAGCTTTTGATGGTGTAAAAGGTAGAGGTTATTGGCAAGAAACTGTATCACGTAATGCCTCACCTGGTCTTAATGCATCTACCATGCCACACCAGTTAGCAAATACTGGTCCTACTACATTTACATTCGGTCCTCTTACTTATACTGCTAGAGAAACTGGTGATGATGTGACAAGTCCTATTCCATCTTTCATTGGATTTCCTATCCAATCTACTTTCTTCTATAGTAATAGATTTGGTTTGTTATCTGAAGATAATGTATTTTTTGGTAGAGCAAATGATTCATTTAACTTCTTTGTAAAGTCTGCTACTGTACAAACTGCATCAGATCCTATTGATTTAAATGTAGCTAGTATCCGTCCTGTTACATTGTCTGATGTGTTACCTTCTCCACAAGGTTTACTTTTATTCAGTGCACGACAGCAGTTTCAAGTATATGCTTCTGACTCTAACATCTTAACACCTACTACATCAGTTATTAAAGATCTATCAAACTATGAGGTAAATACTGATATAGCACCTGTTGATGTAGGTAGTACAGCAGCATTTATTACTAAGGTACCTGGATATAGTAAACTATTTACTATGGAATTACGTGATGTTGATCAAGGTCCAAATGTAATTGACATTAGTAAGATTGTTATTGAATGGATTCCAGAAAGTATTGATAGTCTAACAGTTAGTCCACAAAACTCTGTTATTATGCTGGTAGATACTTCTACATCTTATCTTTATATTTTCAGGTATTTTAATAGTGGAGAGCAAAATTTATTTCAAGCATGGACAAAGTGGCAACTACCTGGTACTATCCAAGCAACAGATATCATTAATGATTCTGTATTCATTGTATCACAACAAGAAGATGAGTATACACTGGGTAAGATCGTACTTGATGAGATACCCACAGGAAGCTCTGTAGCAGGCGCAAATACCATTACTGGTAATTCATGCCTAGACATGGCTACAAGGCCCGTACAGCCTGCTGTAGGTGTCAATGCGGTGGTGTATGATTCAACGAATGAAGTAACTAAAATCTATGTACCTTATACACCCTTTCAAAATATTAAAGGTGTAATGCTTCTTACTGTTCCAATAGCAGATGTAGGTACAACTGCAGAAGTAGATGCTGATGCTGGTTTTTATCTAGAGGCAACAGAACGTACAGAGATTGGTACAGGTTATCACTACTTTGAAGTTAAAGGTGACTATTCTAGTTATGCTGATGGTATTGTTGTAGGTTATAACTATGACTTTGAAACAACACTACCTAAATTATACTATAAACAAGATCCTAATACCTCTGATTATACAGCTACATTAACTATTTCTAGAGTAACATTCTCTATAGGTAGGACAGGTCCAATGCTATTCAAAGTAAAAGCAGATGGATCTGATGAGTGGAAGAACGTAGAATATGTAACAGACGCTAATATCTATAAAGCAGATAGTAGTCCTATTACATCTGAACATCTTTTCACTATACCAATCCATCAACGTAATACTAATTTTGAATTAAAAGTGACAAGTAATTTTCCATACCCTGTGTCGTTGGTGTCAATGACGTGGGAAGGCAACTATTCACCACGTTTCTATAGGAGGGCTTAAATATGTTTGATCCAAAAGGTAGTCATCTTCTAGATGAACAGCTTGCTGTCTCTGGTTTAGAAATGAATATAGTAGGCGTTTTGGCAGGAATCGCTGCAGTAGCTTCTATTGGTAGCGGCATTGCGGGTGGTGTTCAAGCATCTAAAAATAACACTACCGCCAAAAACAATAGAAGATCACAAAAAAGACATAACAAAAGAGTAGCTGCAGCTACTAACAGATACAATAAAGAAGTTGATGAAAATAGTGAAGCAAATTATTATGCGATGCGCGACTTTAATCAAGAAGTCGCAATGTCTAATTGGGAACGTGGTAAAGAGATTCAGGATTATAAATTTGATGCAGAAATGAAACAGTTTGAAAAGAGCCAAGCACTTGGTTCTGCTCAATTAGGTTTGAATTCTCAAGATGCTGCTCTTGCAATTGAATCAGAAGAACGTGCTTTAAATGATGCTTTCTTACAAAAACAATTTTCAATTACAGATTCAAAGGTAGCTTTACAAGATGAACTACAACAGCAAAATCTAAACGCCCAAGGTGTTAGATTAGATTTACAAGCAAGTCAGGCTGAGGCACGTTTTAGTAGTGAATCACAGATATCTAGTTTAAAACAAGCTTCTAATCAAGCACGTTTTAGTAGCAAAGAACAGCTGTCTGGTTTAAAGCAAACTTATGCTGAACAAAATATAAATAGACAAGAACAATATACACAACTACAAGGTATTCGTAGTCGTCAACAGACTGGTACTGCATCTATTGAAAATACTATTGAGCAATTAACTTCTCAAAGTAATATTCAAAAAGAATCTGCTATGGTAGAAGGTTTGCTTGCTGAAGGTAGAGCTTCTTTAGGTCAAGCTGGTAAATCTACCGCTAAATCTAAACAAGCTAGTAGGGCACAACTTCAACGTAGTCTTATGGCATTATCTTCTGATTTATCTGGTAAGCGTAAGCAAGCTGGTATTCAATTAGCTGAACTTAATGCCGAGATGAGTCTTGCTAAAACAGGTGTTGGTCTTAATTTACAAAGAATTGATACTGCTGTTAGTGGTGCTGAAAAAGATACTCGTCGTAATTTACAACAAATTAGTAGTAATCTTGAAGGAGTTAAAAGAGATACTGGTATTAATTTACAAAGGATTGCTAGCACAAAAGAATTAGCAAGAGGAAGGGCTCTTTTACAGACTGAATCAATTACTAATGCAATCAATAGTGCTAACAGAGATTACAGCCAAAACCTACAAATGATTGATGCTAATTACGAAAGTGCTAAAAGTCAATCGGAATTAAATATTCAAAACATTGGTCTTCAGAAACAATATGCTGATCTTAATACTGAAGCTGGTATGATGATAAAACCTGAAAGACTTCCTTATGATCCAAAACCTATGGAACCACCTGAACACATCTTTTTAAAAAGTCAAAAAGCTATTCCTGGTTTCGTTCCATCTCCAGCAATGCAAAGTGTTTTTGCACCTATTGCTCAAGGAGTGGCACAAGGAGCATCAACACCTGGTCTAGGTAAATTATTTGGAGCATCATAATAATGGCAAGAATAAAGTATCAACCTTCTACTAGGGTAAAACCATTTAACCCCATTCAACTATCTAAAGAAGGCATTACCCAAATGCGAAGGGATAGTGACCGAAAAATTCGGGGGATGGAGCAGAATTTTCAAGCTGAAAAAGAACAGCAAGCGAGAGATCGTGCTGCAATGCAAGAAAATGCGGCTTTAGAACAAGACCGTATTAAGAGAGATCGTGAGATTGAAATTGAGAATTTAAAGAACGAACAAACTGCGTTGTCTCAACAAGCTAATATTGATCGACAGCAAGCTAAGTTTGATAGTGAAGCATCGAATGCAATATTTGAGTCTATTTCTAGTCTTAGTCAAACGGCTGCGTCCTTTATTGAGGAAGCAAAAGTAGCAAAGCTTAAAGAAGATACAAAAAAAGCTCAAGGACAAAATCTTGGTAAAGAAAGAGAGAGTTTAGATCAGTATTACAATAACTTAAATAGTATAAAAAAAGGTACAGTTGCTTTTGATGCTGATGTTACAGAAAATGCGGTGCTGTCTGGGGAGGAAAGATGGCAGACTACATTAGGTCATCTTTCTAATCCTGGTCGTAACTTTAATGTAAATCAAATTAATGCTAATACACTAATAAAAGATCAAGGTATTGCAATTTTTGCTAAAGCATTTAACGGCACAGACCGTATTTATACAGATTCTGCTGGTAACAAATTTTCAGGTGTTGAAGCATACAATGACCCAATCAGAAATAGAATTGTTACTGATACGGAACATAAAAATTTTGTTGAAAAACTTGGTTTAGATTATGCTGCTGAAGGTTATTTAAGTTCCTCCTCTGCAGAATTAGAAAAAGTAAAAGATGCATTAGCAAAAAGTTCAGTAGAAAGAAGTTTAAAAAAATCACTGGAAATTGGTGAAAGTAAATTAAAGATTCTTCGATCTGGAACTGCTGAAAATATAGCTGAAGCGTGGGACTTTGAAAGCGTTCTTAAAGATATGGGATCCGCATGGGAAAGTACACATAAGATGACTGCTGATCCTACAAACAGTATAGAAATGTTAAGCGAGGCACAAGCACGTATAATGGGAGTGCCTATGAAAGAATATAATAAAAATCCAGAAAAATATAGCATATTAAATGAGAATCACC